CGGTCCACACCGGTGTCCAGACGCCGATGGATGGCGCCCATCCGCAGCCGTCATTTCCGAAGCCATCGCCGCTCAGCGAAGAACAAGGACAACCATTTGCGTAGATCTGGACGACGAACGGCATGTATGGCGCCGTCGCCGGCGGCGTTCCGCCGAATTCGTAAAACCCGAAGCCGGCAGTATAACTTAGCGGCGGCGCGATCCGCTGGAAGACCGTGTTCGAGTTGTAGAAAGCCCCTCCCGCAACGTCGCCCGTGTCAACCAGTTCCTGGGCGGAAAGGTCGTATGTGCTTGTGGTCGCGAAACCGGCGTAGGCCGGGTTCATCGCGATCCCCTCGAATCGAACCTTGAGCTGCGTGCGGCCGCCGTCGGGGCAAACGCCGCAGATCGGCAGTCCGCATTTTTTGCAGCAGCAGACGGCCGATGCGATTTGCCGATGGTCCGGATGAATCAGGCGCCTGCCGTTTTTGACCCAACGCATCAGTCACACTCCTTTGTGAGCACGTCGGGAACCAGGAAAACACCCTTTCCGTTATCGGGATCGTTCGGGTCGCTGTCGTTCGTGTAGGTGTAGGCGAACACGCCGACGTGGAAGTCGCCGCTATAGAGCCTGACACCCGGGGGACCGAGAAGTAGGACGTCGTCCTTCTTGGCAATGGTGCCGTCGGCGACCGGGAGGTACCAATTGCCGTTGTAAAGGAGCATGGCCTCGTCAAGGTCGAGGTCAAGAGTGGTATCCGAGGCGCCGGGACCGCTGAAGGTAAGGACGGGGAGCGTCCCTGTGAGGGCGACGGAAACGGTTTTGCCCCCAGTGAGCACGGCGGCCACGGCCGCCTGAATATCCGCGGCGGCCGCGGTCAGGGGGTCGATCGGCGCGGTGGTGACGCCGTCGATAATCAGGGCGTATTTGCCGCTAGCGGCGCGAAAGGAAACTACGAAGACGTCGGACGGACTGTCAATGGGCGGCGGGTTGTCGTTGGTGACCTTGGCGACTTGCCAGCCCCGCTCGCCAGTGAGGGAAACAGGGGACTCGGGATCGGCGGGGAGGCCGAGCATGCGGGCCATAATGCCGACCAGGGCGACGAGCTTGCCATAGCTCGCGATCTGGTCCTCGGTCCAAGCGTAGTATTTCGGCTCGGCGCTCATGAGAAGAGTCCTCCGGCGCCGCCGAAGGGATATTTGGACCAGTCCTTGATGCCGTACAGTTGCGCCTCGAGCGTGACAGGCTTCACCGGGTTTGGCGGCGGCACGAGGGCGCGTCCGTGGCCGTCGAGGAGCTGCGGCTGCATGCAGAAGCCGTTGCGGTCGGTGAAGCGGACGCGATTGGTGACGAGGCGACCGTTTCCGAGGTAGGTGTCTTGTAAGTGGAAAAAGCCGGCGTCAAGAAACTGGTCGGCGAAGGCGTTGTCGTCGGTCTTGATTTCGCATTGAACGTCGGCGCAGGCGCCGCCGTTTTCGAAATGCAGCGACGAGGTCAGCTTCTCGATGCGAGCGCAGCCGGCCGCGATGTTTTGATTGCCGAGCGTGTCAGTCCATGGGCCGACCGGATTCCACATCGCCGCATTGCGCGAGAAGAGAAAGCCGCGTGGCCATTCGCGGTTAAAGCGCCATTCCCACTCCGGCATGAAGCGCTGCCAACGGAAATTGACCCGGGCGCGCTTCTTCATGCGGATGATGGGGTCGCCGGCGCTGTTCTGAATCGGTTCGGTGAGAGTCTCATCATTGAATGGATCGGACAGCGCGTCGCGCGCGGGAGTCTCGAACACTTCGATGTCGCAGGAGACCTTGGGGAGACGGAGGACGGGGTTAGGCTGGTTTGTGGGATTCTCCTGGTTCGGCTTCGAGCTGAAGTCGGCTGCGCCGATCCATTGCCAGAAGACCTTCGAGGCGTCCGGATTGTCGATGCGTTTGACCGAAGTGACGCTGATGCTCTGGCAGATCGCCGCGGCCAGGGCCGGATAGGGTGTTCCTGGAATATATCCCGTCGCGGCCATAAAGGCGGCGAGGACGACGGCCTCGGTGTCGTTGCCGCTGCCCACGGGCGGCTTGCTCGCCTTCATCTTGAAGCCGACGCGCACCTTCCTCCCGCCGTCGCTATCGAAGGTTGCCTGGGCGTTATCGACTTTGATGTCCGTGACGGGCACTTCTTCAACTCCCGATCAGGTTCGCGGGACTCCGAGCACGGGGGCGTTGCGCATCGCTTCGCCGAGGGCGCGCAGCTCGGCGAGCTGCTCCTCCTGGATCTGCCGGGCGGCCTCGAGGACCTGGACAACGCGGTTCTGCGGATCGTCGGCGCCGTTGCGGGCGCGGATTTCGAGGTCGGCCTGAATCTTCGCCGCTTCGAGGCTGTCGGCATTGATGCCGGTCAGGGCAAAGGAGGACGGGCTGCCTCCCAGGCTGCGCTCCAGATCGCGGAAGGCTTGCCCTAGGAGCCGGGCATTTTCGAGGCTGCCTGTCAGCCCGGCGGCTTGAATCTTGTTGATTTGCAGCAACGTGGCCTGGAACTTTTCGAGACCGGTCTGACCCGACTTGCGCAGGCCTTCCAGCTCGCTCTCCAGCTTCTTCCGCTCTTCGAGGGCCTTGATGATCTCGGCCTGGCGACGCGCCTGTTCGAGCGTCGCTTCGCTGGCGCCGTCCATTTGCAACTTGAAAAGCTTGGCCTCGGTCGCCGTCATGCCAAAGGTCTTGGCCTGAAGCTCCAGCTCCTTCGTGAGTTTCTGGGCCTCGGCGTCGGCAGCGCGGGCGCGGCGGCGTTCCTCGAAATCCACCGGAGGCGCTGCCGGTCCCTTGGGCCCGGACTCGCCGCCCTCGCCGATTTTCTTGCCGCCGAAGAAACCGAGGTTGGCCCAGAAGTTGTGCCAGTCCTTGCGGAAATTGGCCCACATATTGGCGATCGTCACTAGCGTCTCGTTGAAGCCCTGCATGAGGGTCTTCCAGAGCGAAGGGGCGTTCGCCAGCTCGCGGTTGATCTTGGCGGTTTCCTCGGCCATCTTGAGGACGGCTGGGCTGGCGCCGAATTGGTCGATGTCACGGCGAGCGTCGTTGAAAGCGGCGCTGCCGCGGCGGACGATCGGCTCGAGATCGGTGAAGCGCTTGCCGAAGAGGGCCTGGGCGGCGCTGTTGCGCTCCGCGGCGTCGCCCAGGCGACCCATGGCGGCGACGATCGTCTCGAACGCCTCGGCCGGGCTCTTCTTGGAGATTTCTTCTGGGTCTAGCCCAAGACGTTCGAGAACCTTGGCCTGCGGACCGTCGAGGTTGTGCCGAATGTCGCCAAGGGCGTCGGTGAACTTGAGTAACGTCGTCCGCGCGTCCTCGGCGGAGAGCCCGGCCCGCTCGAAGACGCGGACGAGCACCTGCGCCTCCTCGCCGCTGGCGCCGATCGCTTTGCCGAGCTTGTTGATTTCGTTCATTTTGTCCGAGACGGAGTTGGCCAACGCCAGAATGGCACCAAGGCCGGCAATGAAGCCGACGGCGAAAGTGCCCCCGAGCCCGGCCATGGTGACGAAGGAATTGGCGAGGCCGGCGACCTGGGAGGTAGCGGCGTCGAGGGCGCCGGTGAGGCCGCCCGATTTGAGGCCGTCGAAGATGCCTTTGACGCCGTCGCCGGCTTTCGAGAACGCCTGCTCCATGCCGGCGATCTGATTGCCGGTCGAGGTCCCGAACTTCTGAAGGTCGCCGGACGCCGTGCCGAGGCCGCTGGTGAGACCTTGGTGGTCCGCGGTAACGAGCAAACTGAGCTTGCCGATATTGTCGGCCATGTCACTCGCTCCTCATGCGGGGCAGGAACTCTTCCACCGCGGCGCTCTGTGCTGCCGCGGCCGCAATGCGAGCGAGCATGAGGTTCAGGACGCGCTGCCCGAAGGGCTCGACCTGCTCGAACAATTGCCAGCGGCGAAACGTCCGCTCGTCCATGCGGCCCATCATCGCGTCGGGGTCCTCTTTGCCGAGTGCCAGCGCGAGGCGGTGCGCGAACCGCTCGCGCGGGGTCAGTTTGGGCTTTCATCCCCGAGGACGTAGCGACGGACGATGCCGGCGAGCTCGTTGAAGACCTGGTAATCCAGCTCGGCGACCTCGGCCTCAGTCCAGACCGGCTGGCCCTGGTCGTCGATGACGCAATCGGCGATCATGGCGGCGGCGACCTGGTTGTGCGGCGCTCGCCCCGTCTCCGCGTCGGCGGGGAAACGGTCTTCGATCTCGCCCTTGCGGTTGGCGTTGGTCGGGCGCACGAGGACCTCGACGCCCTCCCCCAGCGACTTGACGGGGAACGCCTTCGGGCCGCGTTGCGCGGTCTGTTGTCGCCAGTTCTTGGTGAGCGTCGCCATGAAAAGCCTCCCTGAAAATCCGCGGGACGGGCAGTGTAGACGTCCGCACGTCGGACGGCCGTCGCCGGCCGGTCACGCTTTCAGCCGTGATCGGCTGGCACCGTGACCGCCATGCCGGTGATCTTGTACGCCTCTTCGACCTTGGACTTGAAATCGCCGGCGGTCGCCTTGCCGGCACTCGTCGAGGAGAGCACGCCGCTGGCAATGTAGAGCGTGGCGCCGTCCGCGTAGACGATGATCCATGCCTTCTTGGTGGACCCGTCGCAAAAGCCGAGAAGGGTGTTGGTCTGGGCGTTGCGTTTCTTGGCGAAGCTCCAGCTCCCGGGCTTGACGACCTGGGCGGGGATCGGCCCGGTGTCTTCGAGCGAGGAGTCGTCGTATTCCTCGGTGTCGTTGAGCTTGGGGTCGACGTCCTTCAGGTTCAGGACCTGCGTCCAGCCGCCCGGAAGCGAGGCGCCGGCGGCGATCGGCGTGAAGGCAGTGTTGGCCGTGTTGTAAGCGATTCTTGTGCCTGGGGCGCCAGTGCTCATGTTCCTCTCCTCTTCGTTGGCGACGGTCGCTTACTGATAGCCGACCGTCAGGCTGATCTCCGCCTGGAAGACCTGTTGACCGTCCAGGTCGACCGGGCCGTTGGGCTCGTCGGTGACGTCGTCGACCTGCGATCCGGTGACGACAATAATGGCAACCGTGCCGCGCAAATCCTGGAGCGCGACCGCCGCGGCCGAGGTCAAGGCGTCGCACTCGGCATAGGTCCCCGCGGTGAAGGTGATGCTCACATCCGCGAAGTAGCCGTCGGCGACATTGTCCATGTCCAGGTCGGCCGCATTGCTGGTGACCTGGTAGGTCGCCCGTGGCAGCGACGCGTCTTCGAGCATGCCCCCCTCGGCGCAGACCCGATTGCCGAGGGCTGCGGCCAGAGCATTGACGGCGGCGAGCTTGGAGGCATTGCCGGCGTAGAGGGCCAGCACGTCGGCGGCGCCGGTGAGCACGTTGACGACGATCGGGCCCACGTTCTTGCTCGGCACGTCAGGCTCCCTTCACTTCCCTCATGGCGTCGCGGATCATCGCAATCGACTGCGAGTCCGTCTGGGCGGCGGCACGTTCCATAAAGTGTTGGCCCCGCGTCATGCCCGAGGCCAGCCCGCGTTTCCCCTTGCCCCCCTTGCCGCGGCGGTGGTCTTTGTCGGCCAGGTGGGCATATCTCGTGGCGCTGATGACGTCGCCGGCGTCGACGCCGGCGGCCGCCTTCAGCACGATCTTCTTGGGCGTCTGCAGCCTGCCCTTGATCGCCGAGCGAAGGCCGACCAGCTTCTTGCCTTCCTTCCGGACGATCTGCGTCTTAAATCCGGCCCGTGGGCCGGCGACCGCCGTCACCCGTCCGCGCTTGCGGTCGCTGACCTTGCTGCCGATCGACTTCGCCAAGAGGCCGGTCCGGCTGCGGCGAATGTTGCTCTTGATCGCCCTGGCCCGCAGTGTCGCCACCCGCCGCATCACGTTCTTGACCGCCTTGGGAGCATATTTGCCCATGCGGTCGAGTTTGCCGAGGGCCTCGTCGAAGCCCTGGAATTCAGCGTGGACTCGCATCGGCCGGCGCCTCGACCGAGGGCGACGGCTTCTGCGGCCAACCGTCCACGAGCTTGCCGAGGTCCTCGGTTCCCCTGGCAAGCGCGGGGCGGATGGAGTCCCAGGGAATCTCTTTGTCCATGGCCTGCATGAGCCGGCCGAGACAGCTCGCCGGCGAGGAAACCAGCAGGGCGACGTCGTGCTTGTTGAGCTGAAACATGATCAACCTCCGGACATTCGGCAAATCGCCTCGGTCTCGAGCCCCTCGGCCGACTGGCGGCTGATCGCCTCGACGTAGAGGAGCCGGTCTTTGAGCCAGCCATTGAGCACCTTGAACCGCGCGGTCAGGGCAATCGGCCGGCCGACGACCGTCACGCGGAAGCGGTGCACGCCGACCAGTTTGCCGCCCAGAGGCTCCTTGTGCCCCTCGTCCGACGCGATCTTGGCCGCCAGGTGGGCGACCCGCGTGTAATCGTTGCGATCGAGTTCGCCGAACTTGTTCGGCGTTCGATCGCTCGTCGGCATTTGCAGCTCAACGCGCGTGTCGCGGCGCGGTGCAAAGGTCGTCTCCAGGCAGGTGCAGCGCCAATTCGTGCCGCTGTCGATGAGCCGAGCCGGCGGCTCGTCGCCGAGCGGAACCAGCTCGAAGCGCTCGCCGGAGAATTTGTCCGGCGTGCTGTTTTCGTCGGGCAGGTCGATACCGTGCCCTTCTTCAGGACGCACGCGGCGATCGCCGAAGACGAGCGAGGCCGGAGGCACAAAGATCGCGAGGCCCGTCGGCGGCGTCCTTGCGCCGTCGTAGGGCCAGTAAATCGGCTTCCCCTTGACAACCTGAAGCGGGATCGCGTGCGGCCCATAGCGAAAAATCGCATCGACCCCCATGGCGTCCAGGAGCGTCGCGGCGAGGGTCGCATGGGCGTCTGCCATCAAGTTGCCGGCCATCGATCGCTCCAAGTCGCTCGACCGTCGTCGGCGACGCGTCGCCGGCAGCTGTCAGACGCGCTTACGAGTAACTCAGGGGCCGCGCAGCCGTCGGCGGAGGCCCGAAGCGCGCCGTCTTGCGGCCTTTCCAATTGGCGCCCATCGCGGCGGCTTCGCTTTCCAGATGCCAGACGAGCAACTCCGGTATGAGCGTGCGTTGCCGCCGGTCCCATTGCAGCGCCATCTGCACATCGGTGCGGGCGGCGGTGCCGTGATGATCTGGATAGCGTTTGGCGGGAAATTCCCGCCAATTCGATTCGCTCCCGTGCCAGAGCTGGAAAAAGCCGATCGGCGTCCAGCCATGGCGCGTGTTGGCGACGCGGGCGCCTAGCTTGCAATCGGGCCTATCCAATTCGACAGCCCAGGCGCTTGGGCGGCACCACAGGCCCCGCGCCTTGACTCGCTTCCAGGCGTCATAACCGGTGACGTTCAGGCGATCGACGCCGTACAAATGCGCGGCGTCGAGGTGAGCGTCCTCGACGACCTGCTGAAAGTCCGCCGGCAGGGCAATGTCCGCGTCCAAGTGCAATACCCAGCCGCGGCCCTGCAGGTGGCTCAGGCCCCGTTCGATGCCGAAGCCCTTGCCGAAGTCGGCGCCGTTCCGCGCGAAGTCGCGCGTCGTCACGCAGTCGATCGACGAAGCCCTACAGACGGCGCGGGTCTCCTCGTCCTCGGGCGTCGTCACGACGACCCAGCGGACGAAGTGCGGCCGATTGAGCGCGGCGACTTCCCGGAGGAAGTCCGCATATCCCACGCAGACGGTCACCGCTTCGGGCTGCATCTCTTCCTCAGTAAAGGGCCGTCTGCTGCTGTTTCGTCGCCTGCACCTGGTGGATCGAGGAACCGCAGCGCGGGCAAATGCGGCACTGCTCCTGCAAAGATCGCTCCGGCGGGAAAGCCTTCTCGCGGCCGTTGGCCAGGCCGAGGGCGACGTCGCCGAGGCCGGCCTTGAGCAGCAGGTGCTCGATCTCCTGCCAGTCGCTCTTGGCGAAATCCTCCCGCAAGGCATCGTTCGCCCAGAGCTGGTGTAGATGCAGCCGGAGACGGCGCTTTTCCGCGGCGCTCAGGCTGATATTCACCGTGACCATTCTTGGACCTCCAAGTCTTCAAGCCGTGACTGGCCGCGGGCAATTCGGACGGTCCGTGACACGGTCGTTGTGACCGTGCCAGGTCCGCTCACGCCGGCGGAATCACGGTCACGATGCCTTATGGCGATCGCCAGACGACGGCTCAGGCTGCCGGCGCAGGCGTCGGCGACGCCGGCGGCGCGGCGGTCATGGGCATCACTTTGACGCCGCTTGGAATGACCTCGACCAGATGTCCGCCGGCTTGGACGGTGAAGGGGACGGCCACGGTCCTTGGCGCCGCGGGCTGCGGCGTTCCCGACAGTAGCGCGGGCAGCTTCGCGATCTCGTCGAGGACGAGCTGCTTCACGAAGCCCTTGAGGTCAAGCGCGGGCGCTACGGGCGGTCCCGGGGCCGAGGGGACGCTCGGCGTCGGCGCTCCCGGCATTAGCGGGATGTTGATGCCAAAATGCCGAAGAAGGTAGCCGCCGGCCAAGAAGGCGGCGTAGATCGCGTATTGGATCATTTCGGGGCTCATTGCGGAGCTTTCTTCTTGTGGGCAAGGCCGGCGAGCAGCACCGCGCCGCCGACGGCCAAAAGCCAATAGGGTTGGTCCGAGGAAAGACCGGGATCCTTCTTCGGGTCATAGCCAGCGATGCGTCGACGGATCTCCCCAAAGAGCGGAGCGCCTGGGGCGCTATCGACGCGGAGTTGATCCTTGCCGCCCGGGGCCTGCAAGTAGACCGTCGGCGAGCCTGTGGTCACGAAGCCGACGTCGGCCACGCTCCAATGATCCGGGGGGACACTCCAAAGCAGCGTCGCCTCACGGATGTCCGCATTCTCCGGAAGGGCCAGATCCTGCTCGACTTTAGCGCGGGCCTCGACCGGCCCGATCAGCGTCAGGCGAAACTTCTTGATGTCGTCCGGCAATTGCTTGCCGCCCGCGTCCTTCTTGAGCAGGTCGTAGGCCTCGGCCTTGGTGCACACCTTGCCGGAGCAATGGTATTTCTCTCCCTTGCCGATCTTGTCCCACTCGACCCCGGTCGGCAGTGCCGTTTGGCCGACGAGACGTGCCTCGGGCTCGGGAACGGCGATCGGCGGGTCACAGGCGCGGCCCCAGCGGCCGGCGACAATCGGCAGGTAAAGCTTGCGCGAGACGCTGTAGCCCCCGACTTGCACGTTGCCGCGCCAGAGGGACAGCTCGTCGTCATTGGCGCCTTCCTTCCATTCGAGGAGGGCGTCGTTTTCCGCGAGAGCCCGCTGGGGCGCGTCGACCGACGCGCGAGCCGGGCGGCCCCAGCACGGCTGCGCTAGGAGTGACCCGACGGCAGGAATTAAAGCGAACACAGACAGCAGGAAGCATCGCATGAGACGCTCCTTTCGCTAGGTGACGAGTGACCGGCGGCTTGACGCCGCGCCGCTCGCCTGGTCAGTTGCGCGGCGGCGGCGGAGGCGGCTGGCGGAGCAGAATCACGGCCCAGCCGGAGGCGCCGCCGCCGGTGTAAGTGCGGACGAATTCCGCCGGCGTCATCCATTCGTAATTGGCGGCGCCGGGATAGTTGTTGTCGAGCACGGCAAACCATTGGTCGGTGGCGTGGACCAGGCTGACCATGTGAGAGATTCGGGCGCCGCCGTAGCGGCCCGTCGGCGAAAACGAATAGGTCACGCCGGGCATGCGGCCGGAGGCACAGGCCTTCTTGAGGATCTCGATGTCGCGGCCCTCGACCTGGAGATATTCCGGCTCGGGTACGTTCTGCTCCTTGCAGAAGGCGGTGATCATAGCGGCGACCTTGCTGGGATAACCGCCGCCTGGCTTCTGGGTCATCCACTTCTGGAAGCTCTGGAGTTGCGGCACATCTTGCCAGATCGCCGAGTGATTGATGCTCGTGAACACGCACAAGCCGGCGCCGGAGCCGGGGCCACGCGGGCCCATGCCGCCGGTGTTCCGCATGTGCAGCTTTCCGGGCAAGTCGATCTGGATCTCCGTGAGCCCGTCCGGGGCGACCTGGCCGGCGACTTTGGCGCCGACGTCCATGGCCGCGGATTCCTGGCCGCGGAAGAAACCGGTCGCCAGGAGAACGATGCCGAGCAAGTAACCGAGAATCCGCATGTCAAGGTCTCCGATTCTGGGTGAAGATTACCAGCACGAACGCAATCAAGAGTCCGGCGCCGAGGCCCTGGCGAAAGCCGTCCCACCAAATCCGCTGGACGATCGCCTCAATCACGGCGCCAGCTCCTCGCCGCGCGGACGCCGCCAGAGCCATGGGAGGAGCGGCTGGCGTCGAGGCGGCCGCCGGTCGGGATCAATACCCGCTTTGGGCGCTGCCGCCGGCGGCGGAGGAGTTGGCATGATCGGGATCGTGAAGCCGCCCAAGAGCAAGAGGGCGAGCGTAATCAGGACCTTCCATTGCAGAGCCATGCGCTTCAGCTCCCGCCGATCTCGACGATTTCCACCTTCTTCGGCGCGACCTGGGCGGCGGCAATCTTCGCGGCCTCGTCGGCGCCGTTGCGGCGGATGAATTCTTCTTTCCAGCTCGGATAGGCTCGGCCGTCGATGATCTGGGCCCGGAAGGCGCCCCGGGTGATCTCGGCTTTGCCTGCCGCCTGGAGGGCGGCGAGCAAATCCTTGGCGACCAGGTCATTTTGCTCCTTGAGCTGCCGCGCTTCTTTTTCGAGGTCCTTGCGGCGGCGGTCGTTCTCGACCCACTCCCGCAAGACTTCCTCGTCGTAGGAACGCAGCACCGTGCTTGCCTGGGCCATGGCCGAAATCTCCTTGCGTCCGGGTAGACGTCTACGCCGGGCCGATCCGAAACGCGGTACGGTTACGGCTGCGCCATCTGGCCGGCCGCTTTCGCGGCGGCGATGACGGCGTTTTGCTTGGTCGACAATTCCTTGATCGCATTCTTCATCGCCGTAATGGCGGCATTGATCGCTGTGGCCTGCGCCGCGGTCGGATCATGGGCGCCGTCCCACGCGGAGAGGTCCGGATTCGTAATGGCCGCAATCGTGCCAGTGGCCGTCGCGCCACCGCTGTCGTCCACGAGCGCAGGTTGGGCTGCAGCCTGCTTTCCCGGGCCGTCGGCATTGACGTCGACGACGACGGTCGTGTCGGCGTCCGCGGAGGCCTCGGCGATGACGCCGAGCCGCCGGCCGTCGGCTGCGTTGAGTGAAACGACCAGATTGGTCGCATCCCAGAAGCAGGTGAGGCCCAGAGCTTGCCCGGTGCTGGCACCGGAGGCCTTGGGCAGGATGAAGTGCCCCTCGCTGTGGGCGTAGCCGAGCATATTGGCCGGCACGGCCTCTTTGGTGATACCGATCAGGTCGTTCTGGACGATCACGTCGCCAGGGGCGGCGTCGGCGTTCGGCGTGAAGTGAAAGCCGCCTTCCTCGCGGCGAAAAGCTGCATTGGCGGTCATGGGAACCCCTTTCGTCGAAGTTCGGTCGCCGGATGTCGTTCACGCCGGCGGCGACGCCGCCGCCGGCCGTTATGGTTCGATTGCGCCGCGCTCAGGCCGCGCCCTTGCTCTTGACGCCGAAGCGCCATTCCTTTTTCTTGACGCCGAAGTCGAAGAAGGCGCGGAGCTTGATGCCGAGCTCGCCAAAGTCGGCCTCGGCCATCTGCACCGTCGGGATCTGGACGTTGTTGAGGAACACGACCTCAATGGCGCCGTTGTTCTGCCGCGGAGCGGCGAGGACGTAGAACGCCGTGGCACTGTCGTCGCCCAGTTTGCGGGCCGTCACCGGGCGGTAGAGTCCCTGTAAAGTGTTGACGTTCGGCTGTTTGGTCGACGTGCTGAAGGCGAAGTTGCTCGCCTTGTACAACTCGTTCGCCGTCACCATCAGTTGCGGCGGGTGCAGCAGGATCGACGGAACCAGGTTCGAGGGGCGATTGTTTTCGCCCTTGATCTGGAGGAACATCTGCACGGCCGTCGCCAGCGAGCTGTGCTGGAGGTTCGTCGACGAGCCGCTGAAGTAGTTCCCGTTGCCGCTCGTGAAGAACGAGGCGTTGTCCAGGAACTCGGTCCAGAACGTCTCGTTCAGGGCGTCGCCGCCGCCCTCGCCGAGCTCGGTGCCGAGGCCGGTATAGGCGTGCAGATCGTCGTTGATGATGTCCGTGCGCGGCACGCCGAACTGCTTGCCGTAGGTCTCGGCCTGGTTCGTGTACTTCGTCTCGCCAAGGGTGCCGTGCGGCAGCTTGCCGTCCTTGGGCACCTTCTCGAGCTTGAAGTAACTGATCAGCCGGAAGTCGGTGACGGTCTTGAAATCGTTCACCGGGCGGATCGACGCGATATCGCGCCAGGATTGTTCGACGGAAAGGAAGCCCTCGACCAGGAACTTATTGGCGATGTTCGAGAGGATGCCGCTCAAGTTGTTGGTCGAGAAGGAAGCCTGCAAGATCTCCTGGATATTGCCGTCGTGGATTTTATGGCCGCGCCCGGCCCAGCCGTTCTCGGCGGCCGCGATCAGGAGCATTTCCTGGAGGCCGATGCGGCCGTGGTATTCCTTGTGGGCCGCGTCGAGGACCTGGTCGGAGAAGTTCTTATCGAGGTTGCGGAGATTGCCCGCCTGGGCGATCGCCGCTTCCATGACGACCCAGGCGTTGACATGGCCGCGGCCGCCCGGCGGGGGCGGAGCGGTCGGGCGCTTGCCGCGTAGGATCTCGAGGCTGACCTCTTGCTTGCTCCAGCCCTCGACGATGGCGTGGGCCTCCAGCGACACCTTCTGGCCCTCGACCTCAATGACCGGGTCGTTCGCTTGCCGGCACAGGCGGCGAATCTCGGCCATGCGCGATTCTTCCGCGCGCCGTTGACGGGTCTGGGCTTCGAGGTCGCCCATCAGGCTGGCGCCGTCGCCGCCCGGCTGCTTGGGAGCCGACTTGGCCCGCATGTCGGATTCGAAGGCGACATTCAGTTTCGCGAGCTGCGCCTCGTTCAGCGTCTCGGCCGAAAACCCATTCGCCGAAAGCCATTCTTCGAACTTCATGGTGGTAGCTCCTTTCGAGCCGTGGGAAATCTTCGCCGAGGGATCGGTCCGCTTGCGGGCGACGGCGGCCGACAGAGCGCCGATCGTCGCTTCCAAGCTTTGAATGCCGTCGACCAGGCCGCGGGTTAGGGCCTCTTGAGCCATGAATACGCCGCCAGTCTTGACGTCGGCAAGCTGGGCGTCGCTTAGGCGCCGCCCGGCCTTCACGGCCGCGTCGAAGTGGGCCTGCGTCTGATTGGCGAGCCCCTGGAAATAGGCTTGTTGCTCCGCGTTGATCTGCGAGCCGGGAGTGCCGGCGCCCTTGAGCGGGCCGGTGGCGAAGACGAGGGTCTTGACGCCTTCCTTCTCGGCCGCGGCGGATTGATCGTAGAGGACCAAGAGCGTGCCAATCGAGCCGACCAGGGCCGTCGCGTTATTGGCGAAAACCTGATCGGCCTGGCTGGCGAGCCAATAGGCGGCGCTCGCCCCCAGGTCCTCGATCTGCGCGTAGACCGGTTTCTTCTCGCGAGTCGCTCGCACTTCGGCGGCCAGGTCCTCGGTCCCCGCGACGGAGCCGCCCGGCGAGTCGATCGCCAGAAGAACGCCGGCGATCTCGCTGTCATTCGCGGCGGTGCGGAGATCCCGGCGAAGCTGGATCGTGGACGTCGATTGCGTGAACGAGGATTGCTGTTTCATCATCAGGCCGACGGCCTTGATGACGGCGATCTTGCGGCCGTTGCCGATCGGAATGGTTTCCAGGCCGGATTCAACGCGGGCCTCCGGCTGGTTGACATGGACCTTGAGGTCGAGCTTGTGCACCGCTTCCCAGTAGGCATGCGCCGCCTTGGGTTCGAGGGCCCAGAGGCCGGCATACTCTTCGAGGCGCGGGAACACGGGGACGTTGATTGATGGCGTCATGAGCGCGCGCCCTCCAGCAGCTCGTGCAGCTCGGCAAGGTGCGTCTCGATCGCGTCGAGGCGGCGATCGAGGCCGCGCGGCTGATCGAATTGCGCGACGCGGTTTTGGGGCCCGGGCGACGGGTTCGCCGACGGTAGGGATTCGCCGTCGTCGAGCCCGAGTTCGCGCTGGAGATCTTTCTCGCGCTTGCGCTGGCGGAGCTTGGTTTCCCAGTTGAAACCGGCCGAGGCCCATTCATCGGCCAGCGTCGTCGTGTTGTTCTGGAGTTTCTTCTCCTGAGCCGTCGCCTCTTTGACCGGGTCGACGTGGGGCGTGCCTTGCCAGAACCACTGCCGCGGGAGCGGCTGCGTATAATCGGGACCGGCCGGCAGGTAGCCCGCGATCTGCGACGCCTCCTCGATCCAGGCGTCGAAGATGCGATCTTCGAACGTCTCCTCGAGGTCGAATTGCTCGACCGCGGCGTCGGCGTTGTGCCCCTGGAGGTCGAGTCGTCCCGAAGCGTAATTGTGATCGCTGGAATCGCAAGCGACGACGCTGTACGGCATGCACGCCGGCCGCCCCATCTCGCTGAGAATCTCGCGCTTGAACTGCGGGAAATTCGTGCTCGGCTGGTTGGTCGTGAAGGCGTTCGCCTTGTAGCCCTCGGGCAGGGTGACGAGCATGTTGCGCTCGACCGGCAGCCCTGGGATCTCGACCCCTTCCTCGTCGTCCTGGTCGGCCGGCGCCGGCGTCTCGAGGACGCCCGTCACGTTCGCCGCCGTTTCCTGGTTGAGGAGCGAGGCGTAGCTGAAGCGCCGCATCGCGCCGCCCAGGTTGAGGGTCGGCGTGAAGAGGGGAATGCCGCGGACCTGGCCCGGGCGGTCGACGTCGTAGCTGTGAATCACGAACTCCGCCGGGACGCGGTCGAACGAGAGAGGGTCCAGGCTGTAGAGGTCGCCTGGGTGGTTCTTGAGGATGTGATACTCGATCGGGTTGCCCCACCGATCGAAGAGGATGCCATCGGCCATGAACTCGATCAGGTTGCCGAAGCGGTCAGTGACGGCGCCGTTGACGCCGATGATGTGCAGCGGAGTCGTGACTTGATCGGCCTCGATGTTCTTGAGGTCCAGCTTCACCGGCGTTGAGAGCCGCCGGTTGCTGGCGAGGATAGTGAAGGCCTCGCCGTCGCGGTCCTTGGTCTTGACGTGCGTGCGCTGTTTGCGGACATAGCCGATCGCCTTGCGCCAGGCGCGGTACTCGCGTTCGATGAAGGCGTTGGCCTCCGGGAACTCAGTCCGGACCTGGAGCGTCGAGCCGCGGCCGACGATGTCGTTGGCCCGCGTCTTGACCATCCCCGCAAAGTAGCCATTATTGGCGTCCTCGTAACGGCTGCGATTGCGGAGCGTGCGGCGGGCGACTGGGTTGTTGGCCCGGGCTGAGGAGTAGCCGTCGGTGTTGGCCCAGTGGCGGCGGGAATCGTCATCGCCGGCGCGGGCGGCGTCGTAGGTGCTGCGCGGCATCGGCCGGCCATCGCGCGGTTCGACGCGCGGCTTGTCGCCCATGCCAAAGAGTCGGCGCCACCAACCCATTACGCCCCCGGTGCGATGATCTTGGTGAAACGGATGCCGCGATGCGGCTTCTTGGCCGCCTCGACGATCTTCTCGCGGTTGTCCGCCTGAATGACCTCGTCGACGCCCCGCAGCTCGACGGAGCCGGCCTCGCCCTGAATGCTCTTGGGCTTGAGGGCCAGCTCTTCGATCTTCGAGGTAAGGTCCATGGCATGACTCGCGGGCCGTCGCTTCTCGTTGTTGACCCTCCCATCGTAAGCCCGGTTTTTGCGCAACTTGGGCGGCGGCGCGGATTGCGCGAAAGTTGTGCTACCGGTAGCACGCCGGCGGAAAAATAGTGCTACCGGTAGCACATCGGCGGAAGGAATTTCCTTGACGGGTTGTCGATTGGGCAACCGAGGAGAACTGATTCGTCGTCGCCGGCCGATCGAGACGACTCGTCGCCAGCAGCTGCCCAAGGCGCGTAGAGGGGCGGCGTCAACGTCCCGTAGGTCGACCGGCGACGCGTTGCCCGTCGGCGGTGCCGACGCCTTCTTGGCCTCCTTGGCCGGAGGTGTCTGGCTTTCGGCGGGTCTAGCGCTAGACCCGCCGGAAGGCCAGCTTCCCCCTTCGGCCTTCCGCAGCTCGGCACTCGCTGGGCCGGAGATCGCGACCGACCAGGTGGAATGAACACCGTCGAGTCACGGTCAATTTGACTTCGGCTCAAGCTGTTCAAAGAGCCGGGCGGCGCCGTCGCGGGCCTCGTGCGTGCGAATGACCAGCTTGCACTTCTTGCAGCGGCGGTAGCGGCGGATTCGCCCATCTTTGAGGGGGATGGTTTGCCGGGTCTTGAACCGGTTGCCGCCGCAATTGGCACAGATCAGGCCGAGGCCGTCGGGCGCGTTCTTCTTGGCCATTGGCTCCCTCGCTTACTGTACCTGGCCTCGCGGGACGGCCTGCCTCGGCCGCCTGTGGCTGAGGACCGCTAAGGTCGCCCGGATCCGCAGGCGACTCCTCACGGCCTCAGACTTTGCCCTCGGCGGCGTCCTGTTCATAAATGCCGCCGGCAGAAAATCCAGCGGCAAAGAGGGCGACCATGTCGGTTTCACTGAGGACAAACTTGCCGCGCCAGTTCTTGTGTGCGGTGAACATCAACATCGCTTCCTTGAAGCCCTTCTCGAAGGCGGCGCGGAAGGTCTGGACTGTGGCGAGGCGGCGTTGACGGTCGGTCATTATTGCTTGTCTCCTAAGGCGCGTTTGGCGGCTATCCCTGGCCGAACTTCTGGGCCCGCCATTCCGCGAAACTCAGCTTCTTCCTCGTCTTCTTGGCCGCGGTCCTCGGCGCATCGCCCAGGAGCGAGGCACCGAGCAAGCTGGCCGCGGCCATGCAGCCCACGACTCCGTCGAGCCAGTGGTTCTCGTTGCGGGATGGGTTCTTCCACTCCTCGAGCTTGCGGCCGTGCCCTTCGGTCTCGGTCGCGACCTCCGACGTCAGGTGATCGGCGAGCATGCGGTGATCGGCCCCCGCGACGCCGAAGTATTCCAGGGCCCCGCGGTCGCCGACCTTCTGCCGCAGCCGCGCGACCAGGAACGTCTTCCAGAAGTTGGTGTCGATGCGCAGGTGCTTCACCTGTCGCTTGCCCTGCGTCGCGGGGACCATCCAATGAAAGCCGAGTCGCTCGCCGGGCTTCTTCTGGTATTCGCTAAACGGCTTCTGGCCGGCCGTGACGCCGCGGCCGTGGGCCGGCATGACGACGGCTGCGAACGGCGTCGCGCGACACCAGCGGAAAATGGTGTCAGTCTGGAAATTGGCGTCAACCAGCAGCTTGCCGATCTTGACCTTGGCGCCGCCGTCCTGGTCCCATTCCCGGCCGAGGAGATCCGCGGCGCACTGATCGAGCCCCTTGAAAATCGCCCCCTCGATGCCAGCGCCGGGAAATGCCCGGCCCAGCGAGCGCTGCGCGTCGGCGACGCTGAAGTAGCGGCGTGCCTGGTCCGGGAAGCTGCCGTAATCGACCACGGCGCCCGTGAAGTCGTCCGCCCAGGCGCAGACGATCCAGTAGAGGAGCTGCTTTTGGACGTCGACGAAGGCGGTTAAATGATTGGCCCAGAGGGGAACCAGCCCGCGGGCGAGGCCGTTGACCCGGCCGACGATCTCGCCGGCGGTCAGCTTGTCGATCGTCGCTTGCTTTGGCTTCGGCTCCCCCTGATATTCGGCGGCGAACATGCCGGGGTCGTCGAAAAAGAGATTCATCGCGTTCTGGACGGCTGAGATCTCCAGCTCGTCGAATCGCTCCTTCCACGCGACGCGCGCCCCCTCGTCCATCGCCTTGCGGTGCTTGCGGTAATAGTCGGTCGCCGTTTCGCCCTTGCCGCCGGCCCGCAAGCTCTCGGCGCGCAGGTGCCCATACTCCTCCCAGTGCCGTTTGCCTTTGGGGTCGTTCAGGTCCTTGGGCATCTCGTAAATGAGCTTGAAGCGCTTGCCCCGCCATCGCGGGTTCTTCCTGCGGTCGAGGAGCTGGTCGGCCGCGTCGCCCGGCTCGATGACCGTACAGGGGACGACGGCGCCGATTTTCTTGCCGGGGCCGGCCATGCCCATCACCGTGCCGTTGATCGTTCGGAGCACCTTGTCGCAGCGGGACGGGTTGGCGGCGATCGCGTCGGTTTGCACGTCGTCGAGGATGACGATCGACGGCCGCACAACTCTGCCGTCGGATGGCCGCACGAACTTGGGCCCGCGGATGGCGCCGCTGAACAGGCCGGCGGCCCGGATGATTGCGCCGGAAGACTTCGCGCCCGGGATCGTGGGCAACACGATCTCGCGAGACGACCACATCAGATAGGTCCGGTCGCCCTTATAGAGCTGGCCGGTGCAGCGGCTCGCCATGCCTTCGAGGGCGCGGATCGGATAGCAGACTTCGGGCCAGTCCTCCAGCAGAAGCTCGTTGCTTTCGAGTTCGGTCTTGAGCGACCGGAGCAGATCCTTCGCCGGATCGTGGCCGACGCCCACGAGGAAGACGAAGGGCGAGCAACCGCTCATCGTCCCCCAGAGGCCGGCGACCTCGGTTATCGAGGTTTTGCCCGAGCCGCGCGGCATGGCCATGGCGAAGAGATCGCCGGCGGCGTAGCAGCTTTCGAGGTCGCGAATGACCTCGCGGTGATCGTCGCAGAACGGCAGGGAAAAGCGGTGCGGGAAGTAGGCGAGGGCGAACGTCTCCAGGCTGGCGATCGCCTTCGCCTTGCGCTTGGGATCGACGACCTCGGGCAGCTCGCCGATGTCGCGGCCGTCGCGCGAGGACTGGCGCGAGGCGCGGC